TTCAAGGACGTACCGAAAGACAAGGAAGAGAACCTCCAGTATCGAATAAGGGTCCGGGAGGCGGCGGCTACCGATGCCGGTGTGCGTCGGCAGTTGATGAAGGCTTGCCGGGATGACGTTCTGTTTTTCTTCAACACGTTTTGCTGGGTGTATGAGCCACGTCCACGGGTTGTTAATGGTGTTCGGCAATCGATGGTGTTGCCGTTCATCACATGGCCGCATCAGGACGACGCGATTATCCAGATGCATGAGCATTTGGGGTTTGAGGACGTTGGCGTCGAGAAGAGCCGTGGCGAGGGCATGTCATGGATTGGCGTGTTGATGGCATTGCACAGTTGGCTTTTTGACGAGAACGCGAAGATAGGTTTGGTATCGCGAACGGAATCAGCAGCTGACGACCCCGAAGACTCTGACTCGTTGTTTTGGAAGATTGACTGGGAACTCACAAAGCTTCCTCGATGGATGGCGGGCAGCAGCGGCAAGGACTGGAAGCGGATTATTGATCGCCATACGCTGACCAATCACCGCAATGGTGCGAGGATTACAGCTGGTGCTGCGACCGGTGATGTGTTCCGTGGTGGTAGGCTGACATGGGCTCTGATGGATGAATTTGCTTTCTTCAAGAAGGGCGAGGACGCTGATGCGTTGAATTCGAGTCATGGTGCTACGAATTCCCGTTTGTTTGTTTCGACGGTGAACGGGCAGAACAACGAATACTTTCGGATCATGCATGAGCCATCGAGCATGATTAAGGTGATCATTGACTGGAAGCAGAACGTCACGCGAAACCGTGGCATTTACCAGATGAAAGAAGGCAGGCCGGTTCCTGTAGATCCAGAGAATCCGCTACCGAAGCACTACGATCCACCGAATAACGACGTCCTTGATTTGTTCAGTCGTCTTCGCAAGAAGGGATTCCGGCTTGAGGACGTTGACCGGAGCCCGTGGTATGACCATGAGTGCGACCGCCCCGGAATGACGCCTCAGAGGATAGCTCAGGAGCTGGATCGCGATTACGCCGGTAGCGAATACTTGGCGTTTGGGACTGAGTTCAACCACAAGGCCAAGGTTGGCGTCCAGCCGCCGACGCATCAGGGAGAGTTCCAGCTGGAGGAAAAGACATCCACCGGCGAATTGGAGCTGGAGGTTCAGTGGAACACGATTCACGATGGGCCAGCGGACATATGGCTACCGCTTGATGTGCGTGGTCGGCCACCTCGCGGCGAGTATCTGATTGCCGCTGACGTATCAACAGGACTTGGTGGTAGCCACACATCCAACTCGACGTTGGTAGCGATGGACATCAACTCTCGCGAGCAGGTATTGGCGTTTGCCAGCAACACAATTCAGCCTTCTGACTTCGCTGATTTGGCTATGGGCATATCGAATTGGCTATGGGGAGCGTACTTGGGTTGGGAGCATAACGGCCCTGGCAGTGCGTTCACCAAGCGAGTTATCACGCTGAATTACCCTCATTGCTACCGACGCAAGAGTCAATCGAAGCGGACGAAGCGAACGAGCAAGGAGCTGGGTTGGTGGACAGATGAACGGACCAAGGCGGCAATGTTTGCGGAGATGAACCGTGCTGTCCGCCAGGGAGAGGTTTTGGTTAGGGACGAGAACCTTCTCAAAGAATTTCGTCAGTACGTCTACGTTAACGGAAAGATCGAGCATGCTGCCAGCTTGATGACATCTGACGATTCGAGCAAAGGCAAGGCTCACGGTGACCGCGTGATAGCGTTTGGTGTTGCGTTGCAGATGTTGCAGGACCGTCCGACATTCACTCCGCGAGTTCCAACTGACACGACGTCAGTTAACAAGAAACCGCCGCCGGGAACGATGGCAGCGAGGATGGCTGGCTACCGAGAACAGGACAAGAGATCGCGTAATGATCGCGACGGTTGGTACGGATCAATTCTTTCAGGTGAATGAGTATGTTTTACGCAGGAGGCAAAGAGTATTCGTCTATTTGGCTTGGAGGTCAAAGTGCGAATCCTTACTTGATACGGCATCTGTGCGAGCCGGTAAGAGCCGTGATTGCTTTTTGGGACTACAACGACGTTTCGGTCGAGAAGAAGGCTGAGTGCTGCGGTATGACTCCGGGTGAGTTCATTGGTCTAAACCGCATGCTTCTGAATTCAGATGAAGATGCAATCCTGTTTGCTAGAATGCACGGGATTCCTGCGTCTGCTTCAGTTAAGTTGGACAAGCCATTTCGCTGCAATGGTTGCAGGGCATTGCTTAAGACGCTGCCTTGCATTCAATGCTGGAACGGGAAAGACGACGACCCTCACGTTTAGAACGGAACTGAAATGATCATTAAGCCATTGTCGGAATTGGAGCCAGAAGGTCAGTACAGCGGGGAGATGGAGTTGCCTAATACTGGCAAGTACACTGGTCGCCGGTTGCCAGATGACATCGCGTCATCTGATAGGTACTTGGGGATGAAAGCACCGCAGGCTGACGCTTCTATTTCGATGATGCAGATGGGCGAGCAGCTGAAGTTTCAAGGCAATCAGGACAAGATGTTCCGAAGCGTCAAGCGTTCTTACCGTGGGCTTGAGCAGTATCGCGACTTGAACGAGAAGCTTGTCAGTGATTACGCGGGCTCGCACTATCAGGGCGATTCATCAGGCAGCAAGGGCAAGAACCGCTACGTCAACTTGATGAATCAGGCTGTCGAGGCGTACCAGATGTTGCTTGCGGCTAACCGTCCGCGAGTGATTGTTACCACGAATTTGACGCAATATCGCGGGTTTGCTGCATCTTTCCAGCATGCAATCAACGCCTTGATCAAAGAGATTCGTCTTGAGGAAACCTTGGAGAAGTGGGTGATGGACGCCTTCTTTTGCATGGGTGTCGTTAAGACTCACTTGGCCGACGCGGGGCTTACAAAGCTTGAGAACGACATCTGGATGGACCCCGGTAAGCCATTCGCCAGCAATATCGCTCTTGATGACTTCGTGTACGACATGAGTGCCAACAAGTGGAGCGAGTGCAAGTACGCGGGCGACATGTATCGTTTGAGCTACGACGATGCTGTCGAGTTGTTTGGCGAAGAGGCGATGAAAGACCATCAGCCAGGGAAGACCAGCGGCATTTCGGGCGAACGAGTTGATGAGATTGGCAAGCCGCAGATGTCTGGCGAGGAAGACTTTGAGCCGATGGTGGATTTGGCTGACATTTGGGTTCCTCGTCACGGAATGATTTACACCTATGTCGTTGAGTCGAGGCGGGATTTTGCCTTGGCTGGTCCGAGTCCTGTCGCGGTTGAGGAATGGGATGGCGACGAGGGTGGCCCTTATCACCTTCTTGGATTCAATGATGTTCCAGAGCATGTAATGTTTTCGAGCCCTGCGTCTCACTTGGAGATGTTGGATTCATTGGTGAATGATTTGTACCGCAAGGCTAGTCGTCAGGCGAGGCGTCAGAAGGACGTTCACTTGTACACAGCTGCTGGTGCATCCAGTGCGCAGCAGATCCAATTGGCAGACGACGGCGAATGGGTGAACGTGCAGGACACTGCGGACGTCAGCATGATGAAGCAGGGTGGTGTGGACGCCAGCAACTTCCAGTTCATGACAGGTGCTATGAGTACGTTCGACCGCATGGCGGGCAACTTACAGGCACAGTTGGGGCTCGCGGCAAGGGCTGAGACACTTGGTCAAGAGCAGCTGGTTCACGGTGCTGCCAGCCAGAAGGTTGACAAGATGGGCAAGCGAGTTGCCGAGTGCGTGACACGCTTAGTGAAGTCTTTGGGGCAGATGCTATGGGCCGACGAGTTCAAGCAGATTGTTTCGGAGGTGGCAGTTCCAGGTGCAAAGGATTTTCAGGCAACGTACTCATGGAAGCCCGGCGACCGCGAGGGGAACTTCATTGACTACAACTTCGACATTGACGCCTACTCGATGCAGTATCAGGGGCCGCGAGCAAAGCTTGACCAATTGAACTCATTGGTTCAGGGAGTTTACTTGCCGATGGCACAGATGGTTCAGCAGCAGGGAGGGATGATTGACCTTCACCAGCTGACGAAACAGTACTCTGATCTTTTGAACCTTCCCGAACTCATGCAAATCGTTAAGTTTGGTTACGAGTTAGAGGGCGACATGCCTCAGCAAGCGATGACAGAAGTTCCAACGAAGTCACCGACTAGCACTCGCAACTATGTCAGGACGAACGTATCTGCTGCTAGTCAGCAAGATCCGATGCAGCAGATTGCACAACAGATGGGCCAGCAAGGGATGCAGGACATGGGACCACAGACTCCGGGAGGGATGACTTAACCATGTATGAGTTCCGGCGAGAGGACACTGATGAAATCATCGAGGTCGGCTTTACTGACATGATGTCAGCTAGGGATGGTTTTTTAGAGATCGAGCCCGGCGTTTGGGCAAAAAGGATCAATCGGCCAAGCGTGAAAAAGCAGGAACGGCGTGAGGAACGCAAGGAGATCGTTAGTGATGCTCTTGGGTTTGGCGTCGGCCAGCTGGCTGAGATGGAGGCTGACCGAAAGGCTAACGGCCACCACGGGATTGAGTTTCGGCCAGATCCCGATGTACCCGAGTTCATACAGGTTCATTGTTGCAGCGAGCGGTCGAAGTCCCGCTACATGCAGCATCGAAACTTCAGCGATCAAAACAGCCGCAATGGAAGTGGCAACATCCTCAGTGAACGTTTGATTGAGGATGCTAGAGAACTGGTAATGCGTAAGGAGCAGACTGATGGCAAAGATTGAACTAACCCCAGCAGAGAAAGCGTTCGCACGGGACGAAGAGTACGATCCAGCAGAGGGTCGCGAGGTCATGGAGGGTGAGCTGCATGACGACTCAGACGACAGCATGGTCGAGGACGACTATCTGGACGAGCCTGAAGAGGAGCAAGAAGAAGCTTCGTCAGAGGGCTGGCTTGACGACGAGGCGTTGACGTTTGCCAGGGGCTATGGTCTTTCTGAGAAGGACTTGGAGGATTTCAGCAGCATGGCTGAACTTGAGCGATTTGGCGAAATGACTGATCGTCGGATTGCCAATTCAAGCTTCCAGCAGTATCAGCAAGAGCCTCCTCGGGAACAGGAGCAAGAGCAAGAGCCCGAGCCCGAAGTTGATGAGCCGAAGCAATTCGAGCTGTACGATCCTCAGCACCTTATTGACGAGAACTACGACGAGACGACAGTTCAGCTTGGCAAGGCTCTGAGAGAAACTCAGGAAATGCTTAACCGAGTGATGCCACTTGCTGATGAGGCTGAGAAGACTCGCGAGGCAGCAGTCCTTGAGCAGCAAGCTACCTTTGCCCAGAAGTTCCACAAGACTCTGGACGGGTTTGATGGCGGGTTGTTTGGGACCGTGTTTGATGCAACTGAGAAGGTTGGTGATATCAGCACTCCCCATGACGAAAACCGTCGAGCCGTTTGGCAGGCAGCGGAGAAGATCATGGAGGCTACTCCTGTCAGCAACGATTCTCTTGACGACGAGCAGCTGATTAGGCGAGCTGTTTCGATTGCATTTGGCGGCATTAAAGAGCGTGGCTCAACATCGCGAAGTGCGGGTTCAGCAGCCAAGCAGAGTCGCCGTCGGCGTCCAACCTCGTCTAACCGACGCATGTCTCAAAGCCGCAGAACATCGGACTCTTTGTCGGAATCTGATGACGTTAACGAGATCGCACAGTCTCCAAAAGTCGAGAAGATGTGGTCACAGTTCCAGCGTGAGAACGGCATGCAATAATTTTATGGTTGAAGACGTTTTGCATAACTGTCAAATTCTAGTTCATAACTGACATCGCGTCAGTTAGCCGTATGAAAACATGAGGAGCAAGTGTTTTTGCAAAGGCTAGAAGAATGCTTACGCCCGATCAAATCGATGATTTCGTAACACTGACTTTGTCAGAGTTCAAGAAGAAGAAGTGGACCGACATTTCGCTGGAACACCAGCACTACGTTGCTTCCAGCTTGATCACTGAAAAAGCAGTGCAAGAGCAGGGCGGCAAGGACATCAGCTTCAGGCTGAAGACCAAGAACACCGGAAACGCAAAGAACACTGGCTTGTATGCTCAGGACAGTGCCAAGGTTGAGGACGTAATGATCTCAGCCGCTGTGCCTTGGGCAAAGCAGACTGTCAACTTCAGCTATGACGTTGATGAGGATCTGTTCCAAAGCGACCGGACTACGATTATCAGCGAGTTGAAGATTCGCGAGCATGACGCAATGAGCGACATGGCCGAATTGAACGAAGAGAACCTTTGGTCAGCACCAACCGGTCCAACCGATGGTCGTCCAATGGGAATTCCTTTCTGGCTCCAGAAGGACGCCAGCACTACTCCTGATGGCGGATTCAATGGCGGCAACCCAGCTGGTTTCTCAGCAGGTTGTGCAGGCGTTGACAGCACTCTCTATCCACGGTGGAGAAACTGGACCGCTGGTTACAGCGATGTCTCAAGTGCTGACTTGGTTCGCAAGGTGAAGAAGGCTCTTGCTTTCACTCACTTCGTCGCACCAGTACCTCACCCTGAGCTTGGATTTGGCGATGCCAGCCACGCTATCTATACCACCTACCGCGTTCAAGAGCCTCTTGAGCGTCTTGCCGAGAGTCGCAATGACAACTTGGGCAGTGATGTTGCCAAGTACATCAATCAAGTGACCATTGGTGGTGTTCCGATCAAATGGGTTCCATTCTTGGAAGCAAACGATACTTCAGATCCACTTTACGGAGTGAACTGGAAAAGCTTCCGCCCA